CTACCAGACTTAGCATAACGCATACGATCATCACTCAGGTTAGACAGAGAGATCATAGCACTGCGGCGTACACCACCCACCACTACAACTTCACCAATCTTACACATGATGTCATGGCATTCGATTGAGTTAAGTTTACGTCCTACTGCACCTTTAAATGTAGCAACAACAAACTTGAACAACTCAACCAGAGGTGCTGGACCAGATGCACGACCACCAAAGGTCTTAAGTTTAGCACCAGCAGGACGAAGACGTGACACATCCCATGCAGGAATCTCACCAGCATACAGTAACGCAATCAGCTTACGCAGTGCCTTAGCCCAGCCTTCCTTACTGTCATGTACAACAATGGTGTCAAAACTGGCGAACAGTGCATCAGGTACTTCTGGCAGCTTAGTGATGTATTGACGTTCTACTGAGAACCCTACACCAGTTCCACACAGCAGGATGAACATAGCTTCATCAAAGGACTTGACATCATCCACTGGTAGGAAGGAACAGTTGTACATACATGTGTTGTCACGATCAGCAGCAGGTCCAGCAGTCATCACTGAACGCATAGATGGCATGACCTCAAGATTTAGGATTGCTTGCTCAAGCTCGTCTAGCACAACCTCATCACGGGTCACTTTAGCTACTACATTCTCCATGTAACGGCTAACAGTCTCCCCCCAGTTCTCTCGTCGTTTCTGTTTATCCAGCCAACGGGCATAACGAGAAGTGGCAATAAAGGTTTGATAGTCTGTTGGTAGATAGTTGCTCACCGATTATCTCCCGATCCTTTGAGGGTTCCGTCTTCTTTACGTTTATTCAGTTTTGCTAGGTTCTCTAGAGCAATATCGCAAAGATCAATATTAAGATCACGGGCCAATGCTGCGATATACCAGAGACAATCTCCAAGCTCAGAGGCAATACCACTTCGATCAAGTGTTCCATCCCGTACCATCTTCTTTACTTTATTAGCCACCTCACCAGCTTCACCAGCTAACCCTAGTGCTGGGTATGTGATAGCATAAGCTGATGGGTAGATGGCTGTTGCAGATGCTTTCATCTGATACCCATTAAGGGTTTTAGTATCAGGTTCTTTGTCCTCATTAAGACTAGGAAACCCAAAGTCAAGTTCGTATTTAGCTGTCATCATTCTACTACTCTCCCGAAAAATTTAGTCTCTTGTTGGCCAGCCCTATCAAAGAGGTACCAAGCACAGTTATCTTTACCAGTATTCCTACTGCCTTCTATCCACTTAACCCTACCCACAGATACGATCCTAGTGCAGTATGTCATCAGGGCTGCTGATTGCTTAGTGTGCATCCAGTCTGCATCAAACAACAACCAAGTTGGACATATATCAATCCAATGTGCAATAAACTTATGCAGGAAGTTTCTTTCCCACGGTGGATTGGTGATACAGAAGTCCATCACACCATACTCCCCAAAGGATAAGTCTAAGGCATCGTTCTGCATAATGTTTGGTGACCGAGGTTCAATATCAGAAGCAAACAAACAGTCACCATGACCATCTGTAAGGTTATAGATATGTTGCACTAACCTGCCATCACCAGCACAAGGTTCTACATAATCGAAAGAATAGGGTAGGTGGTCAATCAAAGGCTCTACAGCTTCAATAGGGGTGGGGTAGTAATCTCTAGGAACCCTATCAAAGGAACTTCTTTTACCCATTACTCAATAACCTCTAGTGGCTCTATGTTGAACTTAAAGTAGCCTACTAGTGCATCAACCTCTTCAAAGGTCTCATACCAGAAGTTGACAGTGCCGATCTTACCATCCTCTTCGATCTTAGCAACAATCATCCACTCAACATCATCTGAGATACCCAAGTCATATAACTCATCCTCTGGGAAGTCATCACGATGAAATGGGCCTTCCATGATACCCCATATCTTTAGTGGGGTCTTGGTGGGCACCTTCCCAATATCCTTCGTCCCAAGCCTTTCTCCAAGCCTCTTGAGCCTCTCGCCTAATCTCAGCAACAGTAGCCCAAATACGTTCTGCATCTTCGTGAGCATGGATTTCCTCTATTGTTAGTGGGCTTGCTAAGGTGGCTTTAATTGGAACATTTAGGTACTTCATCTAACCACTCCTGAGGTATTAACTTATCAGCAAACTGGAACTTGTACTTGTTGCACCAGTCAGCATAACTTGTCTTAGACCCCTTACTGATCTTCGCCTTAGAATTAGAAAACACAAACCTGATATCAAGTTCTGGGTGTTGCTCTCTAACAAGTAAGTGCTTCTTTCTATCGGCAGTAACAAAACGTCCCTTAGTCTCTACTATGATACTATTGGGTAAAATAAAGTCTGGTGTGTAGGTCTTATGTTCTAACAAGGTCCACTTGATCTTGAGGGTCTCATAAGAAAACTCCACACCAGACTTCTTTAGTTGTTCAGATACTTTATCTTCCAGACCTGAACGGTAGCCATATTTTATTCCTTGGGCGGTTGCCATACTTCACCATGATACCTTTGTAACCACAACAATCTAGCATTCTCAAGAACTCGTTCTTCATTTCCATCGTAGGCTTTAACAACAGCATCCCACAGACCAACCTCAGTATCAATCCCATCAAGTATCTTATCTGCCTTGACAGGACCAACCTTATAGAGGCCAATGATGTTATCTGCTGAGTCTCCCATCAGGATTTGTTTATAGAAGAACTTAATTCCCTCGAAGTGTTCAACCTTAACCCAAGGTTCTTTCTTATCGTCATCAGACTTAGCAAAGTCGTTATTGACACTCTTTACAAAGTTAAAGTGCCAACAGGGCACCTGCATGAAGTCCTTGTCTACAGATGCAATAGTGCAGTTATAGTCAAGGTCAGCAGCAGCAATGGCAATCAAGTCATCAGCCTCTTGGCCATCAGACACAATAGCATCGTACTCACTCATAAGATAGCCACGAACATACTCTAGGTGAACAGGTTTTGGTTTGTTGCTCCTATTACCCTTATATGGTGCAGCCTTGGCAATGTCAAATCGAAAATTATTCTTCCCAGTAAGAAATACTTGATAGTCACTAGGGTCGGGGAACAGGAGTGTCTGATCCAAGATATAAGACATAATCTCATCAGTTCGATACTCAGCATCTACAGGCGTCTTATCTTGAGTGTAGAATGCTGCCCGATAAGATACGATGTCACCATCAATCAGAATCTTACCCCTGTTCCCCTTATAGCTCATATTAGAACTCTCCTTGATACTCGTTACCATCTTCTGTTTGAATGACAACACCATTTACATATGTGTAGCCTGCTGCTTGCATTGCTCGCATATAAGCATAAGCTACATCCTCACAAGTCTCTACTTCTTCCTTGCTGAAGATTACCATTTCCTCTGGATCATCGTCTTGGAAGATAATTGTAATAGTTGCCATCTTAAAATGCCGCCTCTTGTACTTCGTATTTCACATGGTCTAGGATTTTGATTGCCTCAAGGGTGACGATCTTACCATCCCACACATCGAATTTAACAGTGGCAGTAGTGCCATTCCCAATCAGACCATCTTCATCCCAATCCCACTCTACCAGACTGCCATCAACCTGCTTGTAAATCTTTGGGGCACCCATTACAACACCCGGTTGGCCAGTCTGTTGGTCAGTCAGTTTAGGGTTAAAGTGTGGTCGTTTTGCTTTGTAGTACATACGACCATCATTGGTCTCCTTGAACAACTGTGCTTGCATACCCTTATTTGGGATACCCTTAGCAACCATCTCACTCTTAGTTGCTTGGTCGATCACACAGTTGACCACATACTGACCTTGAATTTCCTCTAGCTTGTTAGCTACATCTGAGCCATCATGTTTGCCCATATCACGGTTGTTCTCGTTGAGTTTAGCCCACTCAAGAACACAGTCTACATAAACTTTCTTAGCCATTGTCGGTTTCCTTCGGGTTTGTTTGTGGCCTGTAATATACTATAGGGACCATTTCAGAGTTTTTATTAGTAGATTTAGTGGATTTCTGCGTAATTTTTACCAAATTGTGCATCTACCCCCAAATTTACATTAAGGCTTAACTTCTCGTTAAGTATCTTGATAGATTTCTCCATTACATGCTTAGTCTCCTGTTCTTGTCCAGCCTCAATCAGGGCAATAATCTCATCATGGAACTGACCGATAGTGTTGATACCATTCTTACGACACAGTGCCACCCAGCTATCAAAACAGAACACACCAGTTCCTTGGTTCAAGGTGCTGAACCTATCCTTGTCAGACCGTAGGCTATACCAGAAGCCACTGACAGGGTTCTTAAGCCACATACCACCATTTACCTCACGAACCTGTAGGGACTTCGCCACAGCCTCTACAGACCAGTTACGGGACCAGAATGCCTTTAGTAGCAACTTAGCCTCAGACACTTCCATACCAGTCTCACGGGCCAGCTTAGGGGCACCCACACCGTATGTAGCCGAATAGTTGACTACCTTGTAGTTCTTACGCAGTGCCTTCAAGCTACGTTCACCTGAGTTGTGCTTGTCGATGTCATCTTGTGTGATAACACCAGCATGTTTAGCAAGGTCAAGGTGAGGATCAAAACCCTCTTTACTCATCTCAGCTACATAGTCAGGGTCTAGAGGTTTCATGTAGTGACGTTTAGTAGTATCCTCTAGGCTAGTCATGTCAGCACCACATAAGACAAAACCATCTGGTGCCTTCAAGCAACCCCTGATCTCTTCCCCCCAAGGCTTATCTACACCCGGCAGGTTGACTAGGGGCTTCATGTGCTTAAAACGAAGTGTGTTAGTAAGCCCACCAATCTCAGCCTTTAGATAGCCATCCTTGTGACACTCTAAGAAGCCCTTAAAGATACCCAGACGATGTTGGATAACACTGAGACCTTCTAGCACTACAACAGCAGGGTCTTTGTCAGCTAACATAGAAACACTAGGGCATAGTTCACCATCCTTTCTTACTTGCTCTAGCATACGTTCTTCACCTGTCTTCTTGTCACGGACAAACTTCCATGTTGCAGGTTTCCAACCCAGAGAGAACAACCAATCCTTTACTTGGTCAGTAGAGTTAGGATTAGCACGTTCCTCACCAGCTTTCACAACAAACTGCATAGATGTCACTGGCTGCTTATTCTCTTTGCAGAGTGCCACCCACTTCTCACCATGTGATGAAAGACTACCATCTTTCTTCTGCATGTTCTTAGGTCGTTGCACCACCTTAGTCAAGACCCTCTTAGGCATAGCATCAGCTAACTGTTCGATCTTCTCAGCCTGTTGCTCAATCAAGTCATCAAAGTGTGCCTGAGCCTTCTCTACATCCAGCATCCAGCCCAGTTCTCCTTGTTGCCTAGCACAATCCATCTTGAAGGACAGGTAGTCAATAAACCGCCAGTAGTCTTCCTTCTGATATAGCTTTGCCAGTTTAACACGAAGTTCGTTCCACAGACGGTAGTTGATCTTGACATCTTCCTCACAACGATGGGCATAGTCTTCTGGTGTCAGGCTATCCCAATCGGTGATCTTAGGCTTGGGCACCCCGTACTCCTCACCATAGCCCTCTAGGCCGTGCTTAGGACGGTTGTGGTGCAGATACCAGCTAAGAGGCAAGGTGTCCACCAGACGAGCCTTAGGTTTAACCCCAAGCACCTTCTCTACCGCAACCAAATCA